GAACCCTCGCCGATCAACTCGGCAACACCCTGCCAGCCCTTACCGAAAATCTGCGCCCCGAGCGCCGCCTTCTTCGCTGGGTCTTTGATGCCGTTGAGGCGGTCGATCGTATTGAGCAGCGTCGCGTTGGCGTCGATCGTGCCGTCTTTCATGCGGCCGATCGAGATACCTGCGGCGTCGAACTTCTCCGGCGAGTTCCCCGCCGTCTTGTTCATCTTGCCGATCGCCGACTCAAGGGTGTCGGGGCCGATACCGATATCGCCGGCAATCTCCGTCCACCGTGACGCCTGATCGACCGACAGCCCGGTCGCGTCAGCCATCGCACCGATCTGCACGCCGAGATCGGAGAACTTCGACACCGCCTCGAGGGCTGCGCCACCGGCCGCAGCAATCGCGCCACCGGCAACCCCAATACCACCGGGGCCGGTGAGCGCCGCACCGACGGTATCGCCAAGACCCTTGAACCCGACCTTCAGTTTGCCGACAAACCCTTCGGTGTCGCCGACCGAAGACCTCAGACCAGCGAGACCGGACTTGGCGTTCTCGACCTGAAAGTCGACGATGGTCGTGATCTTGTTAGCCACAGGCCACCCCCTCTAGTCGACGTCGAAGAACCGGCGCTGCGTGCGCAACACACCCTTGTCGGCGATCACCGGCAACTCATGCTCCATCTTCGCCACCGCCTTGTCGGCGGTGTGGAAACCCTTGGTGGCGCCGTTCCAGTGCTTGCCCTTAGTCGAGCGAACCTTGCGCAGGCCACCCGACTTGGTGCGGGCGGTGAGACCGGTGGAGCGGTTCACACCGGGCCCAGAGAAGCCGCCGGCGTTACCGGTGTGGCGGCCCTGGTTGGCGACCGTCCACGGGCCCGCACCGCTGCGGGTAGGTAGCAGCACGGCGCCGGTCGGGATCGGTTTGATGTGCGTATCGAGCGGGGGTTTCCACCCGGAGAACTTCGGGTCGCCACCAAGGTCGGCTGACGCCTGGGCCTCGGCGATCTCCTGAGCACGCTTTGCCATCTCGAGCGCCCACAGTTTGCGGTCCCGTTCGATCGCCTTGTTCAACTTCTCGACGGTTGCGCCGAACTCCTTGAACGACTTGAAGGTAGTCAACTCAGCCGATCTTCGTAGCCACAGACGCCGCAGCCATCGAACCGGAGATCGCCACGGCACCGTCGACGCTGGAGTCGATGCTCATGTCGAAAATCCCGGTGCCGTACCAGTACTGCGTCGCCGTCAATGTCGACGGGTACAGGTAGAACTTGCGCGGCACACCATCGGTCGCCGCCGTGTACATCTGCACCGAGGCGTCGTCGTAGAACCCGGCGTAGTTGCCCTGGCAGTCAGGGAGGCCGGCGACATAGATCTTCGTCGTGTCACCGAAGGCCGTGACCTCGATTTTGTCGGTGGCGAAGTTGAGCGTCCATGAGTTCAGGTACGCGACCGGGCTGGGAGTGCCAGCCGAAGTCAATGCCATGTAGAGCGTGCCGTTACGGCCAGCTATGCGAGCCATGCGGCCCTCCTTGTGGTTAGCCCCCTAGTGGAGGATCTTGATGTGACCGTCGATCAGACGGAGCAGCCTTGCGGCAGTCGCCTCGAACGTGCGGTCTGCGATCGCCACCCGGGCTTGGGCGGCTGCGCTCTTGCGCTCCTTCGGGTGGGCGAGCCACCAGCGGAGCAAATCTTCGAACTCGGTCGGAGTCGTGAACGTCGGCAACATCGACAACACCTCGTCGCCCTCACCGCGCGGTTCACGCAGGAAGAAGGTTTCGCAGGCGGCGAGCTCGACCTCGCGTGGGCCCATCGCCCACCCGTCCGACGTGCCACCGTCCGAGCTCTCTTTGCGATACAGGTTGGCGCTGACTTTCGCTGAGCGGTACAGGCGGGCGGTGTCGGCGTTATCGAGACAGTCCTGACGGTTCGACATGAGCAGCGGGAACAGCGGCGAGGTGTCCTCGACGAGCGACCAGTTGCCGGCGAAGCGGGCGTCGATCCCCGTCCAGTCGACCTTTTCGAAGAACTCGATCCGTGACGGGAACCCGGTGCCGACGAACGCGAAATCGCACGCCAGATCTTTCTTGGCTCGGCCCGGTTTGTGTCGGTCAGGGTCGTAGGAGTGCGGCAGATACCACGATCGCGGGTTGGCGCTGAAGAAGCCGTTGAGGCCGACGGGGTCGTTGACGATCACCGTGTCGACGTAGCGGGCCGGTTGCATCTGCCGGTCATCCTCGTACGGCGATTCGGTGCACCACTGGACGACATGGTGCGGGCGGCGTGCCAACACCCCCCAGATCTCCGGCGGGATGAACGAGCCGGTGACGATGACGACGATGTCCGGCCACCACTCGTAGCAGACGACCTCGATACCTTTGGCGGCCAACTTGATCGCATCCTCACGGGAGAACGCTTTGATCCACTCGCCGTCGACACTGCGGACGTGAGCCGAGGTGTACAGGTCGAGCCGGTCGCCGAGGTTGACGACCCCGACCTCGGCCCCGTTGGCGACCAAACCCTTGCGCAACCCGTCGTAGACGTCGGAGACGGAGAACGAGGCGCCGGGGTGGACGAGGAGAACTTTCATCGCCGCGCCCAGCAACGCAGATCAGTACCGAGCGTGGTGATCTCACAGTCAGTGAACCCGGCATCGGCCAGCCACACGGCCAGCTCGCCCGGTCGCACGTTGCGGTAGTACTCCCCCTCGAGCGGCCACGGCGACCCCGCCGCGCCGTGCGGTGGGCGTCCGGGCCCCGCCATTGTCGCCACGAACATGCCGCCCACCCTCAGGTGGCGGTAGGCGGTAGCGACGATGTCAGCGCCTCTGGGGGTGTGCTCGAGGCATTCTGTGGACACGACCACGTCGAACAGTTCGCCGAGATCCAAGTCGCCGGCGTCGGCAACGATGTCGACCGTCGGATGCGGCTCGATGTCGACCACGACGTAGCGGCTGTCGGGGAACAGGCACTCGGTGGTCCCGTTGATGTCGCGGCCGCCCAGGTCGAGCACGTCGCCCTTCAGGCCGTGTTCGGCGACCGCGTCGGCGACGTAGGTGAAAGCCTCACCGTGCAACGTTGTTACCCCCTCGAAGTCATGTAGCGGAAGTGGACAAGCGCGGTGATCGGATCGACGTCGAGGTTCGGGCCGTCGCAACCGAGATAGATGACGCCTTCGACGAGGCCGCCGAGCTTCGCGTTGGCTGGCAGCAGCACCGCGTCAACCACCGACGACGTGCTCCCCGCACCGGTGGACAGGTAGTCGTCCATGGCGATCTGCGAGTCGGCGAGCCGCCCCGGCACCTCGATTCGAAGGTCGAGGTAGATGCACAGCTCGTAGTTCTGTCCGATCGATTCGGGGGTGATGTACTCGGTGCCGGGGAGGATGGTGATGTTGTGCCCCGAGCGCCCTTCGGTGTCGTAGGCGAACACGGTCGGCTGGCGGGCCAGACTCGACAGCGCCGTGTCCAACGCCTCCCGGATCGCCTGCAGCCGCATCTAGGCCACACCGATCGAGTTGGGGTGCGGGTAGGCGTCAATCGCTTCGCGGACGATCTTGTTCTGACGGATGCCGGTCACGACACCTTCGGCCAAACCGACGATGCCGAGCCGGATGTCCTGGTTGTTGCACAACTCTTTGCCGAGCACCAGGCAGGCTTGAACGATCGGATACGGGATCGTCGCCCACCCCCACGTCGCCGTCACCACCACCGACGCGAAGCCGGAGTTGGAGATCCAGTAGGTGCGCGGCTTGTACAGCCGGTAGTACGGGACGGTTTCCCCGGCGTCCGACAGGTGGTTCAACGGTTCGGCTTGGTAGTCGGTTCCCGCGACCAATGTCGAACCGTTGTCGACCACGGACGTGATCGTCGTACAGTCGTTGATGAACAACGTCTGCGACCATCCCGACGGTTGGAACGAGCGGGCGGTGGCCCCACCTGAAGCCACCACCCACTGTCGCCCACAAGCGTTGTTGAGCCCTTGCGAGGCCGCATCGACGTACCCTTGAAGCGTGGTGTCATTGAGACCCGCTGCCTCGTCGCGGACATACGTCTTGAACGTTGCCAGGGTGACGATGCCCATCGCCGACTATTCGTTCCGGGTCAATGTCGCAGTGCCGGACACGACCGTGCCACCGACAGAACCGGGCAACGCCGGCGCACCTGCGGCCCCGGTGCCGGCGGTGGTCACGACAAGCGTGCCACCGACCACCCAGTATTCGGTGCCGAGCGGCAAAGAGACCGCGCCAGGCCACGTCAACGACGTCAACAGCCGACCCATGTAATCGGTCGTTGTCGACGCCGTGTTGCGGCCGACGAAATCCTTCACCGGGTCAGTGGTACCAGGGGTCGCATTTGCCAGCTTGCGGCCCATGTAATCCTCTTTCATGGTGGCTGTTGCCATCAGGTGCCCTCCTTCTTCTTGGCTTCCGCCACGAAGCGCTCGATGCCGAAGCCTTCGACCGGGGCGATCTGATAGTTGATGCCCGGGAACCTCTTGTTCACCTCCGGGATGGCCGGATGCAGGTCCTGGATCCACTGATAGAAGGTTGGCGTGAGCGGGCGACTGTCGGCCGCGAAGGCA